TTTGGTTGGTCCCAAGAATTTTTCTGCCATAAAATATTAGGTTTCTTTTTAGATAAAGGTATTTTCTCAGGTACAGAAGTTGTTATCTGTACTTTATCTAATAATTTTTTTTCAACGTACTGATTTAAATATTCTAATTGTAATTCAGTCCCGCCTCTAGGATTTTTTTGCATTCTGTCTAGCCATAACTTTCTGTATTGCTTTCAAACCTTTTGGAGATACTTCAACAGTTATATCTTGTTTAATATCATTTATTGTAGTTTCTGTTTGAGGATTCGCAACATCTGCTTTCATCTCTGTTTCATCTTTATAAACTTTATTTGTTTTTTTATTTGTACAAACAACATGGGTTGTACAATTTATTTTTAAAGGGTCATCTGACATTATCCATTCTCCTGAGATCTATCTATTTGCGCATAATTAACTAAAACTTTAACATAGTTTCCTGTATCCGCTTGCGCTTTTATAGCATCCCCAGCTTCTAAATTCAATCCCTCAGGAGCTGCATTTATTGAGCTGGATGCAGCTATCGAATCTCTAAAAAATTCTGCGTCATAACTACCTGCTGAAATATCAGACATGGCAGCATTACATAGAATGGCACCTGTACTCGTATTAGAAAAATATACGCTTTTTATAATACCTACAGTTGATGTAGATAAAGTTAAAACCGTAGTCAGATTAGTAGTTGTTAAATTTCCAGTAGCGTTTTTATATTGTATGGTCATGATAAAAAATAATTAAATGTATCCTGTTCTTCCTTTAAATCGTTTTGAAAAGTAAAATTAAGCTGATTTTTTAAACTATCAATAGATGCGATAATCTGTCTTTGATTATCAGCTTCGTATTGTTCTTTTGGTTCTGGGACAAATGTTGTTATTTTTGCCATTATCTTCTTCCATCAGGTTGAGCATCAACTCTTAATGTGCCATATCTCCAGGTTTCCCCTGTTGAATCATTTTCTATTTTAAAGCTTATTAATCTTCCTCTTGCTCTTGTATCTACTTTATCAGTTGTAGATGAAACTGTAAATGGTCCCAAAGGTGAGCTTGTTGCTGTGTTGTTTGGATAATCATTCAAGAAAACTGTAATTTTTGAATTACCAGTTATATATTTATAATCCGGTATAAATCTTCTTACAGAAGAGAATATTTCTCCATCTTCAATATCCATATCTCCAGATCTAATGTAAGCAGGGATAGCTGATGTGACTCCTGCTAAAATTTGATCGGTTCCCGTTTCATGAGAATAATAAGTAGAAGCTCCAGCAGTACCTGTAATTCCTTGAATAGGAAAGGTAGGGATTTGTGTTGCATTGTATTCGGTAGCGTAAGGTAAATTAAATACGCCTTGATCGACATAAGTTGTTCTTGGTAATGAAGATGTTGTCCAAACATTTTCAGCGAAATTATAAGTTACGCATCTATTAATTTGAGTAGAACCAAATTTTGGATAGAACCAATTAACTTCAGAATATAAAGAATTATGAGATGAATAAATAGTTTCTGAGGAATCATAATTAATTCCTAAGTTAGTTCCATCAGTATTGAAAACAAAGTCTTCAACTAAACAAGGTAAAGATTTAACGGTACCATCAAATACAAAGAAGCCTCCTTCTTGTGACATCCAAAAAACTTTACCATTAGAAAAGCTAACAGCATGTTGACCAATTAAACCACAATTTGTTCCCACTTGTCTTACCGAGAAAGTATAAGGGGGTCCTATATATTGAATAACATAAGCTGCTCGATCCGTTAAAGCTAGTACATAGTCTTTAGCGTTAATAGCTCCTACAATCTTGTTTCCCGTGTCGAGTCTAAACGTTCCGGCTGTATTAGTAGCTGTTGGTGTGTAGATCGTATAATTTTCTTGTTGTGACCAACGAATAAACATTGGATCTTGTGTTGAAGGTGTACCAATAGTAGTTTCAGTTCCAAAATGAAATAAGTGTCTATCTCTATCTGAAACAAGAGTTAGTCGTGTTGCTGTTGGTGCGTTCGACATAAGAGTGGCTCGATTCGTTCTTGGATTTGCTGCGCCTGCGTCCCACGTAAAAGTCTTTCCGTTAAATATTGTTGCAATTAAAATTTGACCAAAATTATCGAGAGACCAATTACCTGGATCTAAAATAACATTTGATGTTGTTCTTTCAGTTCCCCATGATGAATCGCCCCAAAGGTAAGTTCCCCAACCATAACCTGCAGTTTGAAAAGAAGGACCAACTTCAATATAAGAAGCAGCTGAGCAAGATCCTGCAGCGGTCATACCTGTTCCTGTTTCTTGTGATGCCATGGTAATAGTAAAAGTGTTTGTAGCAGCAGTAATAACTTCATAAACTGTTTCTTCAAAAGTTGTTATCGTGTATCCCGTAGCGCCTGCGCCCGGTAAAGTAACAGATGAAAATACAATATAATCTCCAGCAACAAAGCCATGAGAAGCTTTGTTGATTGTGACTTCTGTTGAGCTAGTTGTTGAAGTAAACGTACATAAGGTAACAGCTGCGTTTAAAGGTGTAATGTCGTAGAAATCTTCCCCATAATATAAAAATAAACCCTTATGAGTTCCAATAGCAGCATATTTTTCACCAGCTAAACTTGTCCATACAAGCTGAGCTCTCGCTACTCCAGGAAGCTCCTTTTCAGCAATGGTAAGTTGTTGCCAACCTCCTATCTTTTCAGGTAGTCCATATCTAAATCTAACATAATCACCATCGATCCATTCACCTTCTGCGCCCGATGCTGTTGCTTGTTTGTTAAATCCTGGTTTAATTCCTAGTTTCTTTAGTGGCATAATGACGTAGTATAATCAATTTATATGAAGTTTCCAGCACTATTTTAACCGCGGTCCTCTAGCAAAAAACGTTAGAGTCTTCCTTTGGCCTGAAATAACAGGGGAAACTTTATGATTTAAATAAGATTTTAAAATAAGAATAGTACCAGGCTGTTTGATTTCTTCAGTCTCATATTCTCCTCCATTAAAAATATAGAATTCACCACCTTCAAAAGCCTTATTAGATAAATTAACTATAATAGTTAATTTGATATCATACACGTCTGACCTAGAAGTATCAACATGATAACGATATTCACCTTGATTACTGGACTCATATATATTGTATAAGCACACATCATGATCATTAAAGGGATTTAAATCATAGCCAAAATAATGATTATTTACATAGTGTACATAGGTCTCTAATGTATGAATGAGTTTTTTGATTTGATGTCTATAAATGATGAGAGTTTTAGTTTTCTTCCTAGAAGAGCCATCTTCATTTCTAGCGGTATTGGCTGGATCTTCGATATGAGAATAATTAGCTTCTATAAACTTGTTTAATTGTTTAATCTGTTTGGGATTTAAAAATCCTTTATTATAAAATGAGTCGGGCATTCTTATATCTGTCTATTATTGTCTTAGGTAAATAATCTTCTACTTTATAGTTTACTTTTTTTACTTTGTCTACATCGATAGAATGAAAAGGACCCTCAACATGTGTATCATCATAGCCCATACCCTCAAACGTATATTGTTTTAAATTATTTAAATCTAACTTTTCTGGTTTAAGTTTTAAAAATCTAAAGATTCTATTGAGTTCTTTTTGGGGATGGGTAACAAAATCGTCATAAGTAATGATAATATGCTTCTCTTTATTCTTAATTAAATGATTAATAGCCCATATATTCTTTCCTAAAATACCATGATCAGGATCCATTAGACTATCACAAAACAATTCAATGTCTTTATTATCTCTCCTTGCTTTAATAAAAGACGCTAAACATTCTAAAACAGGTCTAACTAAGATAACAAACCTTCTTTCTTTAAACATACTTTTTAATATTTCTAAATGATAAGGAGTACCCCAAGGGCCTTTGTCTAAAATATGATCAGCTTTGATATCTTTATAATAGTTATTAAATACATTTAAAATAATGTTGTCTATTCCTTTATGATAAGGAAAGTTCTTAAATACACTAGACTCTTTAGTATTAAATAAGTTTAGAAAAACTTCTGGAAGTATACTATTAGGAGTCATTTTAATTTGTTTACTTTGATTAATGATAGCACCTAATAAGGTAGCTCCCGTTCTGGGTAATGCACAAAGAAAACTAAACTTCATAAACGTGTTCAAACTCCGATGAATTCATAGTGAATTTTAAAAACTCTTTATTTTCTACAATAGGATAACCAGCTAAATTAAAAGAAGTATTTAAAAGTAAAGGGACATTTGTTTCATGATAAAACATTTCTATCAAATTGTGGTATTGACCTTTGTCAATCGTTTGAATTCTACAAGTATTATCTACGTGTACAAGAGAAGGGACTTCTTCCTGTGCTTTTGGCTTAGCTAATACAGCAAAAGACATATAAGGACTTTCTTTTAATGTACCAAAATCAAAATAATCATGGGCATGTTCTAAAAGAACAGTGCCAGCTAAAGGCCTCCACCATTCTCTTTTTTTAAATTTATTGACTATCTCTTTAGCTTTGACGTTTCTGGGATCAAATAATATAGATCTATTCCCTAAAGCTCTAGGTCCCCATTCACTTTCCTTTTGATAAAGGACTAAGGGTTTTTGATCTAAAAGAATCTCTACTGCTTTATTTATATGTATCATAATAAATAGCTGCTCCTATTGCTGTTCCTGCATCATGGGGTATGGGATCCACAAAGAAATTTAACTGAGGGTATTTTTTTACGTATTTAAAATTATTAGAACAATTTAAAAAATAACCACCCGATAATATTATATTTTTACTGGGTGCTTGATCTATGAGTTTACAAGTATCTTCAAATGTTTTTTCTTGTACTTCTTTAGCAATTTTAACTTTGTTATAATCTAAAGGATATTTCTTATCCGTGTACGCGTATGAAGATAACCCCATAAGTTTACCGGCATCATTGGCATCTTTAAAACCAGCAGCAATCGTAGCTTCTTCAAAAGCCATTCCTCCTACACATTTAGTTGAAAACTTATTTTTAAAACCATTTAAATAAACAAAGGTTTCATGTTGAGGCATTTCAATATGAAAGTTTTTATTACATCTATAATTACTACTATGTTTATAAACAGGAATAATATCTTTACTATTAAGTAAATAAATAGACTCAACTTCTTGATAAGGAATAAAAAATTTACAAGCTCCTCCTCCATCTACTACAATAGCAGCTGCTTCTTTAAACTTCGAAAAGTAAAAAGCAGTGATAGCATGATATAAATGATGTTCTTTAATATCAAAATAATACGGAGGATGATCTAATTGTTTTTGGATTCGATCTATAATCATTTGATCGGTACAAGAAAAATAAGAATAGTTTCTTCCAAAAGAAACATAACAAACAAAGTCTGGTTTAAAATCTATTTTTTGTAGAATAGATTGATAAATCTCAGTTGTTTCATCAGGTAAAAGGTTTTTAGTTAATACAAATCGTTCTTCATTATAAAACTCTTTTACTTTGTTATTTTCATAAATACATACAGATGGATGATGGGATATATTAATACCTAATATTTTTTTACTACTATGTTCCATTCTAATTTCTTAAGTAAATCATCAAGATTAAACTCTTTTCCTTTATTAATTTCTATATACTTATGTAATTCTTCAATGTCTAGTATAATCCATTCATCTTTAAATTCAAAAACCATTTTATCAGCTTTTGTGTTTGTTTTACCTGTTTGAAATAAATGATTCTTAGATTCTTGCTTCAGGTTTCGAACATCAAATTTATAAAAAGCATTTTTAGATTTTAAAATTCCAGCGATATTCCAAGACGTTTTTTCTTTAGGGTATTCTATAGCATTAAGATATTTAGAAAATCTCTCAACGATCATAAGCTTTAAATCTTTTAGCTCTTTGAAAATACGTAGGAAGACCTAGATGGGGTCGCGTATCAAACATATTTTGTTTATTTTGAGGTGTATCTGTATTGTAATGTAAAAAGACTTGCGCACACGCTTTACCAGTAAAAACTTCTCTCCAATGCTCTAATTGCATTCCATCATAAACTAACATATCTCCGTGTTTTAAATCGACTTTAACTCCTTTGGCATCACTAGAAAAAGTAGTACCTGGTTTTGCATTAGGGCCAGCATGAATTCCTACATTTTCATTAGGGCTTAAAAAAATAGGCCAAAAATCTCCTCCTAAAAACATTGTAGTAGATACTTCACAACTCTGTCTGTCTTTATGTCTTTTAAGTATATCTCCATTTTTATAAATTCTAGCATAAGAATAAGTCGGTAATAGTTTTAATCCTGTATGTTTTTCCATAAGAGGTTGACATCTTAATAATAAAGTTTCCATAGCAACGTCAGAATAATGACTAAAGGTATCAGGAGCTTGAGCATCATTCCACACACCAAATTCACTACTAAACGGTGAAATTGCGTTTTCATCAAACAATGTTCTGGAAACCTGTCGTTTAATTAAAAAATAATTATAAATAAAATTAGCAATCTCTTTTGAAACAGCCTTTCTAATTATACAGTATTTATTTTTTTTAAAACTTACTGCCACATATACCCCAGATTCCATATAACTAAAGAATATCTTGTTCCACTTTTTACTGGCTTAACTCGATGCCAAACAAAACTCGGGAATATAACTATAGAACCTTTGGGTTTTATGTCCGCTACCACAACATTTCTTTTTTTATCCGGATCCACATTTCTAAAATCAAATTCTAAGTCTCCCCCTTCATATTCCGAAGGATCACTTAAAGTAACTGTCACTGATAACTTTCTTACTTTTTGATCTTTATACTTTTTATCCCAAGTATCACAATGCCAACCATAATATTGACCTTTACTATATTTCGTAAATTGGCAAGCTTCGCTAGAGTCCCACGTATAATTCCAATCCGCATGTATATTAGCAGAATGAATAAAAGGATGAATTAAATTATATAACCATGGGTCACTCATCCAAGTAATATTTGAATCTCTTAGTTTTCTTAAATCTTTAAGTTCTTTTTTAGATAAAGGATTTTTCTTCATGTCTCTTCCTGCTTCCATGCCCCCAGTCATTCCTATTTTTTCAGCTTCTTTCCTGTCTTTACCAAGTCTTATGATATCATCACAAAGTCTATGTGGAATAGCCGATTGAAAGTAATAGTAATAATTTGATAGGTTCATATAAGTTCAAAAGTTGTTAATAAAAAGAAATTAGGTTGATGAGCAATATTTCCTGTAATAAAAAATCTTTGTGTTGTAGGAAACATAACAAATCCATTGTTGTTTAAAGGCACATGCCAAGTTTTATCATTTCTTCTATTGTCATCATATTCAATAACAACATTAGTAGAATCTTGGGCTACATCTACTCCATAAATCATTACATAATCTGGTTCATTTTTCAAACAAGTTTCATCTAGGCATTTTCTAGAAAAAGATTGTTCTCTATATTGTAAAATATTACCAAAACTTAGAACTGGTGCAAGATGTCTTTTGTATTGTAATAGAAAATAGTCCCTCAGATGGTCATGGACGTACCCTATATTTTTTGAAAAATCTAACTTATAGTCAAAAAATCTATAGCTATATTCACTATCAGTTACTGTTTTTCTTTCCAGTTGAGCTTGTAAAATAGCGGCTTTAATTTCATGCCGATTAATTTCATAACCTTTGGGTCTTTTAACATCCCCATGATAAAGTGCTATTTCGGATAATACTTTCTTTTCCATCTTTCTAGGAACTATATATTATTTATCTTTTTCTTCCAAGTATTTCTTCTTTGTCTTCTGCTGCATCATAATCAGCTTGCGGAATTGGTGTAGGGTATTCTGTGTCAACCCACTGTGTATTGTCTTCATCCCACTTCCAAAAATGTGTAAGTTTTTTAGCATCATCAAGAGCTGGTATTAAACCTGCTGGAGATTCCCAGTCTGCTGTTGAATTATTTTTTACCCAAGAACCTGGGTGATTACCTTTTGGTGGCCAAAAAACATCATTTGCTGCATCCCATTCATAGCCAACCGCAGCGAAATTTCCTCTAAAAGGAGTGCCACCATCTAAGTGTGCATTTCTTTTAGTCTTGTTATCTGTTTGAATCCATTTTGCTGCAGGCCAACCAGTATGTGTTTCTTGGTGAGCTTGTCCAGCTGCTTCGTCTGTAGCTATAGAGTCAGCTAAAGGATCAACTCTTAAAACAATATTATTGTCATCTATTTTAGCGAAATGTGCCATTATGCGTATTGATACCTTATCAGAACCGCGCCATCGCCAGGTGATGCTGCAGCACCGTACGATAATTCCGGTCCAGTAGGTCCGGGATAGTTAGAACTAGCGTCTCCAGATCCTCCTTGTCCGCTTCCACCAGCATTATATCTTAGTGGGGCAGATGGTCCTGGTACTCCAAAGTTTGGAAAACCGCCAGCAAATTCTGTTCCAGCTCCTTGACCTGATGTTGCTGTTCCTGATGAATCAGCAGCTGAAAGAGCTCCTCCGCCACCATTCCAAGCACCATTTTGTCCTTGAGGTGGAGTTGTAGGTGGAGTGTTTCCATTTCCACCTGTAGCTGCAGTATTTGGAGGATATCCACCACCACTTCCCCCGCATCCGCCCGGAAGTCCCGGTGCGCTTTTTACAGGTTGAGTGTAGTGTCCTACTCCAGATCCGCCGCCTCCGGCAGATGTAATATTTGAAAATGTTGAAGCTGTTCCTGGATTACCTTGTGTATTTTGTGAAGGTTGAGGAGCACCTTTTGCTCCTACTGTAATAGGATAAGTTGTTGCCGTTAAAGTTTGAGTTCCAAGTGGGCTCGGAGTTCCAGTTGTATTTGCCATTGGAGCTGATACCCATACACCACCCGCTGGTGCAGATTCTCTGTATCCTCCTGCGCATGTACCTCGACCTGAGGGAGCTGTTCCTCCTGCTCCTCCAATAACCAGATAGTCTGCTGTTGCAAACGCTGGGTCGGGGACTTTTGAAACTATTAATGAGCCTGGTCCAGTAAATAAGTGAATTCTGTAAGTTCCTGTGTCGTAAATTGTTCCACCTGTAGCATCCATGTATGATGGAGCTCCAGCTGTCATTCCGAATCCTTTACCAGATCCTGCACCTCTTGAAGCGATTATTGGCATCTTTCTTTAACCTCCTATTACGCGAATTGTGTTTGTGCTGCTAAAACTGTGAAAGTTGAACCAGCTGTTTTTATCGCCGTATATGTATAAACATCGATAGAATTTATATTTCCACCACTTGGCGCAGATCCGCCTTGCCATTCTGGTGTAAGAGTTGCTCCATCGATTTGGAAAACGTTATTGTAATATGCTGTTCCTGTTTGTAATACCAGGTGAGCACAAGTTACTGATTCTCCAACATCCATAATTGAATCTAAAGAATTTGAACCGTCTCCTCTTAAATTTAAAGTCCAGTTAGCTGCTGCTGCAGTAGTTAAATTCCATACTGCTTGAGTAATTAAATCGTAGTTTAAAGTTCCAGTAGCGGCTGTTGCTTCAGTTGTAACTTTTTCAGCAATTTGCTGAATCTTACCACCGCCATTAAAAGATACTCTTCCAGCACTTCCTTTTGGTGTTAAAGTTAAATCTACATCTGTGTCGCCACCTGTAGCAGAAATAGCTGGATTACCAGACGCTGCTGCGTTAGTAACCGTTATTTCATTTACAGCTGATGCTGTTTTAGCAAATGTAATTTGTTCATTTCCAGAATCATCAACAATTCCTGTTGCATTAGCAAAACTAATATTTTTAGAATTTGTTTCTAAATCTGCAGAAAGTTGTGGTGAATAGTCTGATGATAAATCTGTAAACGCTGTGTCTACAATATTTGTTCCATCAGAGTAAACCATCTTTTTACCTTTGTCGACTGTACTCCAAGTAACTCCAGTTCCAGAAGTTGTTTTAACTGTAACTGTGTGAACTCCAGTTGTTCCGTTTTCTATAATATAAGTTTTTTCAACTGAATTAGGTACGATAACATTTACGTTACCTGTAATTGTTCCAGTTAATTTTAATACTTGATTCTTTCCGTTAGATACCGCACCGTCAGTAAAAGCTAATGTAGCACCAGTTGTTGCATTTAATGCAACTGCTTCATAACCACCGACAGCTTGTTCTAATATTAATAAGTTTGTATTTGTTATTTGACCCCAAGTTCCTGAATTTTCCCCAGTAGTTTGGACCGTCAGTTTAAGACTTGCTGATGTTGAATTTGCCATAATTTTTTGTCCTCTTTACGTTTTTATTAAAATTTGACAATCCTGTCAAACATTAAATTTAGTTATTTTTTAAGCTGCGGTGTCAACCTCTGTCCATGTAACGGTTGTGCCGGTATCTACTTGATTCCAGATTAGATTATATACGCTATTTGTAGCTACTGTCAACCCATTTCCTGTCAAGTAAATTTTAGCATTTCCAGAGGTACTTTCGTCACCTTCCTGCATGCTCATTTCCATACCTGTAAGCATGACATCTGGAGAAGGATCTACAGAACCTAAATTAGCTGACATTTCAAAACTTGATGAAATTATAGTATTACCTGGTGAACCCCAATCTCCTTCACCCCAAGCATATCTACCCCAACCTTTATTAATTACACCAACTGCGGTTTCATCACCTAAAGTTGCAGTCATTGCAATTCCAGTAACTGGAACATCTAGAATTGTAGTATTAACACCCCAACCTTGTGCTCCCCATGCGGCTCTACCCCAACCGGTATTAACTTCATTATTAATTTCAATTGCACCAAGATTTGCAGACATTGCAAATCCTACTGCTAACGGAGCTTCATTTGCTTCACCCCATACTTGAGCTCCCCAAGTACTTCTACCCCAACCAATATTAACTTCAACTTCTGCAGTTATACTTCCAAGATTTGCAGACATTGCAATTCCTGTAAGGTCAGCAATTGGAAAAGCTGTATTTTCTCCCCATGGTTCATGTCCCCAATCATCTCTGCCCCAACCAGTATTAACTTCACCTGAAGCAGTTTCGTCACCTAAATTAGCAGTTAAACCAAAACCTGTTAAAGTTGCAGCTTCATTTGGACTACCCCAAACTTGATAACCCCATTCTGTTCTGCCCCAACCTTGATTTACTTCGGCGGTAATTGTTTCATCACCTTGAGCTATGGTCATAGCTTGACCAGTAACATTTACATTTAATTCTGTTTCATTTACGCCCCAACCTTCAGCGCCCCAAGTTGATCTTCCCCAACCTGTATTAACTTCAACTGTAATTGTAGGAGAACCAAGATCAAACGACGCAGAAATACCAGTTGCTAATACTGTTCCATAAATTCCCCATGCATCAGATCCCCATGTTGATCTATTCCATCCTTGATTTACTTCTGCAGTTGCAGTTATACTTCCAAGGTTTGCAGACATGGCAATTCCAGTAACACTTGCTCCTTCATGCTGTTCACCCCAAAGTTGTTCGCCCCAACCTTCTATTCGGCCCCAACCTGTAGTTATAACTCCAACGGCGGTTTCATCTCCAAGAGTTGCAGTTAAATTAAAACTTGATGGTGTTATAGTTGTATCTGTAAGATCTCCCCATTCACCATTACCCCAAGTTGTTGCGCTCCATCCTTTAGTAACTACAGATTCTGCAGCTCCTTGAGATAGAGTTAAATCTTGACCAGTGAGTGAGACATCATCATTATTTTGTTCGCCCCAATTACCAGAGCCCCAACCAAGAGCTCCCCATGCATCTGTTTGAAGATCCATGACGCCACCCATTGCGCCTCCGTGAACGAAACAAATAAAATAAAAATCTGCACTTTCGGCAACAGTAATTTCTACTTGACGAGTTGTTGCTGCGTTGAAAGTTGTTGTGTCTGTATAATTAGCGTAGGTAACAGAAGCGCCGTCTAGTTTATAAACGACTCCTGTTTGAAAAATATCGCTTGTTGATGTTGAATTAGAAAAAACTAATGGGTGATTATTATTAGAAGAATCATCTTGATTAAAAACATACGAAAGAGTGCCGACAACGTCGACATCCATTGTTCTTACCGCATCTAAATAAAATACGGCTCCTGTACCACCGCTAGGCTGCGGATATCTGGCCCCCGTAGCAACAGTTACTGTATATGTCTTAAACGCCATAGGAGGCTACCTCCTATTAGCCCGATATTCTTAGTATCGCTGCTGTACTTGTATTAGCTGGAAACTGTATTGTAAAAGTTCCTGCGGTTGCAGTTTTATCTCCGCCAAAATCTAAAACAGCTACTGATGCATTTGTCGTATCAGACGACGTGTTATAAATTAAAGCACCTCTTGCTGTTAACGTTACTCCAGTGAAAGATCTGTCTGCAAAGTCGCATCTTGCAACTCCTGCTGAAATAGATGTTCCGGAATTTGTTAGAGCTCCACCACCAGTTACATACTGACCGCTATTACTAACTTCGTTAGCTGCAGCGTATGCAGTTGTCGCTGAGGACATAGTAGCTGAAGAGGTATAAAGAGCTATTTTAAACTTGTCGCCACCAGATGACTTAAAGTTCATGTCTGCTTCCAACAGTTGCTTTTTAAAACTGTTACAAATTGCTTGTGTTATTGCCATAGTTTTTTCTCCTTATCCTTGTTTTGGTAAACGAGGTGCGCTCTCTATAAACTCATCCCGTCTTCTTCTTCCCATTTGTTCAACTGAGAAACCTTGAATCACTTGTGTATACTTTTGTTCGTATAACTGCAAGAGATCTTTTGGCCCCTTCAAAAAACTGAAAGCCTCAACTAGGCATGCATACAAAAGACCATTGGGAAAATAGGTACTTATATATGTTGTAGTATTTGTACTAGATAATCCAGGCGGTTTCAAGATATAATTTATCTGAATTGTATATGCTTTGTCAGCCACCGGAGCAAAGACAATTGTATTATTATCCCAATAGCCAAAATATTTTGGTCGTCCTTGAGTGTCTAAAGGGTTATATTCTAACATAAAATTAGTGTCTCTATACTCAATAATTACTCTATCCGTATCGGGGGAAGCGTCCGGATCTGCATCTACGATTTGAGCAGATCTAATAATTAAACAATCATCAGGAACATCAATATATCTTTGACCCACCACTAATGAAGCCGTTGCATATCTTCGATTATTATCAGAATCAACTTCTCTTAAAATTCTAAATTCTGCATCATTAATAAAGCCATTACAGATTGAGTCAGTCAGTACTGTTGACCCAACTTCTGTATAATCCCTTATTTTCTGTAATAATTCTGTGTACGTCATCTAGATTCTACTCCATTATTAATAGGCCCTGCTGATACAAATAATCCACCAGCTTTTTCTGTAACCGTTGCTGCATTTATTAAAGAAAATTTATAACTATTATTTTCCGTAAATGTAGCCGGCATCCCATTAGGATTTTTCACAGTAGATGGTATCATAGTTATTGAATAACCACCACGAACTTTTGCATTGATAGGATGCGAGCTCGCAGTCGTATTAACAGGTTTGGATCCTCGAGTCTTAGCATTAGTTCCTCGAGTACATCCCGTAAAAGTGTGAGCAGCATTTCCAGTATATTGAATAACTTCATTATTGTAATAAGTGTATCCTTCTTCTGAAGTGTCTACTTTTTCTATAATCAAATATCCAGAAGCGGGAAACTGGGAAGAATCATTTACTAAAATTGAATCTGTTGTTGCATTAATAGCTGCAGCTAAAGTTGTTTCTAATTGAAAAGTAGAAATTGCAACTCCACCTACTGGTGCAGCAAGATTATAAATTCTAACAATATCTCCTGTTTGTCTACCACTATGTGGTTCTGATACTGTCACAGTAGTTGAAGTATTAATTGTTGAAAAAGGATTATCTGGTAAAAAATCAGTTGTTGGTAATTGTTTTTTTGGAGGTCTTACATGAGATAAACCCTGTGGATCTCCAACAATTGGTTTAGGATCTAATTGTGGTTGTTTAGGTTCAAATTCAGAAGTATGAACTCTAGCACCATTCCATTCTTTAACCATTTCTTTATAAGGAAATTGTAATCCGGATCGATCAGAAATAAATAGAGCGTTTTTACCTTTTGCAAAATTAGACATTTGGATAATAAGTTTTAGGGGATATAAAAGTACTTACGTCAGAGCCATCCTCTGTTAAAGCTCTGTTTAATTCATCTTCATATAATAATTTTAATTCTTGTGTTCTTGGAGGTTGATATTTTTGTGATAAATAAAATGCTAGACCAGAACACATACAAGCCATAAATCTATAAGGAAGATCTGTAGCGTTTGTAAATGCCCCAACGTCTTGTATTCTATTTACATAATAATAATTCAAAAAATTACCGTCTACTGCTGCACCCGGTGTTAAATATAAAGTGATAGTAACTTTATCAATAAATCTTTGTACAAAATATTGTGAAGGTGTTCCCTTTGATGATTTATTTGCTAAACTTTGGTAAGTAGATCTACCAATTTTTGTAAGAGGTGCATCAACACTGTCTGCATTTCTATAACTTGCTTCTAAAATATCATCAACTCCATATACTGCAGTAGCATCAGAAGTGCCATCGGCAGTTGATCTCCACATAGTATAGACAGCTTGACCATCTACTAATGTAATTGAATTATTTGCGACTTCCCAATAGTGCAATCCTCGATTGCCCCATTCTTGAAACATAATGTTTAAAGAACGTCTGGCAGTTTTTAAATGACCACCGTTTAAAGTAAAAATTCCTAATCTATCGTACGCCTCAGCAATAATTTCATCAATAGAAAATGTTTTGCCGAACGTTGCTGTTCCGGAAGTAGTATTCGCCATTTACAAACTCCTTAAGTGTTCGATCCGCCACTATGGAATACTGTTATTGCTGTTACTTGTTCAGTTGTAAAAGCAGCGTACACATCTGTTTTAAACAGAATTGCTCCTGGAAAATTTACAGTTCCAGAATCGATTTGTGCAGCTTTATCAATTACACATTTAATTGTTCCAGCGCCACCGCCGTCTCGAAGTGTAATATTTCCAGCTACAGCTGGTCCCGCATAACGAACACCAAATACTCTAGTTCTACCTGATTGAATAGTTCCAGTTTCAGTAGTTTGATTGCTGGCCTGAATATCATTTTTCCAATACATATTTTTCTCCTTTAATTTTGAATTCGTGAGCTCCCGAAGGAGCTCACATTAATTTTATTAAGCAAGATTATTGTTTTGTTGATACAGAACAGTAATTCTACACTCACCAGAACTTGTCGCTGCTGAGTTAGTTACATTCATTCTGACATCAGTACTTCCAACATCTTCCCAAACAGAAGAGCCACCAGCTTCAGTTGTTGGGTAGTGTCTACCCGCAGTTGTTCCAATTGTGTAAGCATTTACATATTGGACTGCTGATCCGCCAACAAGACCCACACTGATATCTGTTGTACCACTTGCTGCAGTGATAACATCAAAAACGATATCAATTATTTGTGAATTTGCTGGAATGATCATAGCTGTTGCTTCTGCTGCGATCGCTCCGCCTGATAGGTCAATAGCATGTGTTTGTGCCATTACAACTTGGCCGGTATTTTTCATATCCGTTCCAACTGTTGTACCAGTCGTGTCTTTAATCGTTCCCGCTTTAATCGGTCCCGAAAATGTAGTTGTTGCCATAATTTAATCCTCCTAGTTTGTGAATCTAGTCTCTAGGCCGTCGAGTATACTCGTCTAGATTCATAATTAATTGTATACTGATTAATTTATAGCGCAGATTTGCGTAGAGCGCAAGGTATCTTGTGATGAAACTGGTATTTTCAATGGTATAGCTTTTTATTTAAGTAGCTATTGAAACTTCTGGAGCCGATTCAGAAATTGCATTTTCTCTATCTGCAATTTTTGCCTCTTCTATCTTAATGGCCGTAATGACTTCTCTTATTTTGTCATCAAGTCGAACCATGTTGAGAGTATATTTATCTTCTCTAAGATGCTCTTGCTCCCAACTTAACTCCAAGGACTTCTTTTGTTTGTATAGGTCCTGGATCATTAGAAACCTCCTCATAGGTTATCCATTTTAGATGTTTTCCTGAGAATCCATCTTTCTCCCACTTTATATCCTTTTTTCCTAATTTGTCAACTAGGGTATTTTCAAAGGCTTGGGCCTCATCAACTGACGACATAGTGAAGTCAGCATAATAGCCATAAGCTCGTATTTGTACGCGGAAGTTTTTCATAAGGTTATTCTAATGTTTTTACAGTATACTACGGTTTAGATCCTTTGTAAACCAAGTTCCCAGGGTATATCTTGTCCCACTAGTAACTTTTTTAACACCATGAACATGTTTTGCCCCCGATGTATAAAAGGTTAATTTCCCTGATTTTGGCTTTATACTGTAATTATGCCCTGGAAAATAAGTTTCTCCACCTTTAAAATTATTATTTAAATATAAAATAGAAGAATAAACTCGATGAGAGCAATTATGAGGTTTTTTAGGATTATCAATCCAAAAATTGTCAGCATGAGGTACTAATTCCATTTCTTTACCCCAATAAACTAAATTACTAAATTCTAGATATAATACATCTTCCTTATAAAATTTCTGAACCAGAGAAAGAACTTTATGGTGAATAGAATTTATTAAATTTCTAATACTATCATCGTATGAAGTAACAATTCTATTATTCCAAACTCCATGAGACGTATCATCTTTTGGACAATTATTTTTATGGTAAGATATTAACTTTTTACAAGCAGCCTTACTTATAAAATTATCTTCTTCAAATATTGGTTCCATGTATTTTTTTAATTATATTGTTTACCAGCTTATTTTTCAAATTACTAAAAGTATAGTGGAGACCCATCCAATCAGAGTATTTATAATTTTTATTTTTATAAACTAGATTTAATTGGTCATCAGTTTCAAAATTTATATAGGCTAAAGGAGCTCCTTGAGGAATAAAAAGGTAAGTTTGACCCTTTTTGATAGGTATAAAAATGTTCAAATCTAGGGGGTCTTTACAATTAACCATCCCTGGAATAGTCTCAAAACTATTCATATGCCACCATGGATTAGAAAGAATTAAATTATAAGGACATCTAATATTAAAGAAAGGCATAAATTTAAGAATAAAAGCATAATCACTTTTAACATAATCAATAAATTGCCAATCGGCATGATGGTGTAAATATCGGTGCCAAACAGATCCACCAACCATTCCCTTAATATCAAAATGACCTTTAATTTCTTTAGGTTCAATAAATAATTCAATATCGTAGGGAGAGGTAAATAGAATACATCTTTTAAAAAGATTTATAAATCCGGAGCAACTCTTAAGCGTTTTTTTAGATCGTATTTGTCTTTTTTGATTATCAAAAAAATGAGAGGGTATATCTTTAAAATATTTAGGTAAATTATGTGGAAAAGTTAATAAAAACTTTTTTAATATATCCACAGGAATTTCATTCGTCTGAATAATAATATCTTTATTTTTTCTAAACATAACTTTCTTACTTTCTTTTAACATAAAAAAAAGGGCGCCACAAGGGCGCCCTTAATTATTGTAATTTACTACAAGTGATTACGCACCTGGAGATCCGAAGATACCTCTAGGGTCAGACCAGCCGAAGCTGTATCTTTCTCTAGCTTTGTATCTAACGTTTCCAGTGTCAAAATCGCCTTCCATAGCAGTTTTGATTGGTGATCTGACAAACATTTTCATTCCGTTAGGAACGTCAGTTTTAATGAACCACGCGTCTGTGTCAGTTAAGAAATTGTTAACTACCCAGCCTTGTGGAATCATACCCATGCTTTTAACAGCATTGATGTCATTGTCAGCAGTTCCAACTCTACCTTGAGATTTGAATAATCTCTCAGCAGTAAATTGAAGCTCAGAAGGAATTATCATTTTTCTTCCTTGAGCCGCAACTTTTAAACCACGTTCGTCAGTTAGAGCAGCGATATCAATTAACGCTTGTTCCATTGACGTTTCGTTAAGGTCAGCAGAAGTTGATAACTCGTTAGCAACTGTGCCTGCGATTGTTGGGTGGGCTGTAGAACAAAGTTCTATCCCATCTCCACCAGTGAAGTTAGAGTCAAACGCATTGTTTAATACGTTAGCTGCTCTTACTTGCTTAGTGTTTGCCATAGATCTTGCCAAAGCTTTTGTATATCTAGACGCGAGTCTGTCATACAAATTGTCTTCGATCGCTTCTTCAGTGATAGCGAATGCAAGAGCTATTGTTTCATGCGTGTATCTAGCAGTGAAAGTTTCTTGTGCATTGTCAAAAGTTACTCCAGAACCTTCTGGTTTAACTTGAGCGTTTGCGAAACCAGATAACATTACTTCTTCTTCAAAAGCTCTGTCAGATGATTCTGTATCGAAAATTTCAGTTTGCTGATTTTCATACCGCTTGTATTCCAGGCCGAATAGTGCATTCAATCCTGGCTCTAGTTCTTTGACTAATTGTCCTCTACTTATTGCCATAATTTATACTCCTATACTCCTGATGTTGATTTTAAGAAGTGCTCGTTAATAATCCCTACAACGTTAACATTCGTCGCATACGTAGTTGCGTTCGATTTTTGGTTGTTTGAAGTATCTTTAGTCACTCCTATTACTTTGATTTGTCGTGAGTTAGTTGTTGCGTTAGTTTGTGAAACTTCAACTTTCGAATTAAAATTCGGTGAAGCTCCAGCCGCATAAACTAAATCCATGTTTAGATTTATGCTCGCTATCGCCATCGCTGCGTCAGACTGTATTTCGAACCTTTCATAAGGATCGTCACTTACGAAGCCAACAATATCTGTTGCTGTGTTAGCTGCTTTAAGGTGATTACCCCATGTAGGTTTCGACGTGCTAGCGTCAGTGAAAAAGACACCGTTTAGTGAGCCTAATAATGTGTCGCCCGCGCCTGCTACACCAATGTACCCAGTAGCTAATGCTTGAACTGGATCATGTTGGTATATCGCGCCTGAGCTTGCTGCAATACTAAATTCACTTAAACCTTGGTTGTCTCTATTCTGGCCAGCTTTGCCTATAGCTCGTAAGCCAAAAGCACTGTCTTGATTTGCCATATTTATTTACTCCTTATTTAAGTTTATAGCACCGCGTCTCGAATGTTGGTATCGCGAAAAAATTAATTTTTCTTGTTACCACCAAAAGTTACACGACTTTGTCTCTCAGCATTAATCGGCATGCTGGAGTGCTGTTCCTTCATAAGGTCGTTGTTTATTGCTTCATCTTTGGCTTGCGTTTGTTGTCTAAAAAACGCTTCCCTCGATTTTGCAACCTCTTCCGGTATCCTTGCCAGCAACAGGCCGCCAACTCCGATCACCCCTGAATATTTGCCTTCATTTACAGTTGGATATTCAGCGTCTGGATATTGATCTCCACGAACAAGTTCCCAGCCAGATCTAAATTTACCTGACATGTTCTTTGTATCGTCGAAGCCAACTACCTCAGCTCTTATCCATCTGTGTCGAAATCCATCCGGCGCAGGTGGTGCATCTAAAGATGATGGTGGAGTCCAAGTCGTAGGTCTTTTAACTTTGTCCCTTGACTGACTCGCACGAGAAGTTTTTAGTTTTTCATTTTCCATATGCTATACCTCCTTCGTGATTTTTAATTGTTTCGCATATTCTTCTAATGGCACTCCTAATTTTTTAGCGATAGTAACCTGAGAAGGTGTGAGTCTCACGGTTGTGCGACCGGGTGCATTTACGCTGCGCTTCGCTGAAGCGACTATTTGCGTCGGTTTGGTCGTATCTTGTGTAACCTTGCCTTTAGTTGTATCAAATTTGTGGGGAAATTCAAGTCTTATTCTTCTATCAATTTCACCATAATATTCATCCGTCTGCGGGTCAAAGCCTTCGTCTTCCACTAGTTTTTTATGTAAGTCAAATGCAGTGTACGTCATTGCTGTATCCGTACCAAACCATCTGTTTTTAGTTCCCCAAGATTCTGCTTTAGGATCTGGTGCAGTAGTTTGTTGCGGTGAAATCATCGGCTTCTTCTCCTTTTCCTCTAATTTCGCTGCTTCGGCTGCCATTTGTTTAGTTTCTGCAAGTCTAGCTTCTTCGTATCCTAGTCTTGCGATTTCTTTATTAGCATCAACTTCAGCGACAAGATCACTTGACTCTTTAGCTGCGGCTAACTTAGCTGTTGCTGCTTGAAGACCAGATTTGATTCTCTCTTCTCTGTCTTTAACACCAGCTTGTTCAACGGAAGAATATCTTTTCTGAAGTTGTTCTCGCTCGTCTTTTTGAGATTTAGCATAATTAATAGCTTCATCTTTTTGACGTTCGGCTTCTCTCCATTTTTTAGTTAACTTAGCAATTCTTCTTTGAACATCTTTACTATATGTTTCTAATTCGTCTTTCTTTTCTTCTACAGGCTTTACATCCTCGTCTTTCTTTTCTTCTACCGGCTTCTCGTCACTCGCCTCTTGCTTCTCCTCTACAGGTTCAGCAGCGGGAGTCGGGTCGCTAGGAGCTTCTTCTTTTTTCTCTACAGTTTCTACTTCTCCTTCTGGTTTTTTATCCTCAAGCTCTATTTCAGCTCCTGGACCAGAAGTATCAATATCAACTGTAAGATCTTCTTTTTTTACTTCTTCTTTTTTTGCTTCTTCTTTTTCTGGCATAGTCCTCCTATGTTATACGTAATGCAACACTGATTCTGGATCTTTTATTGTACCCAGAACTTCGTCGTCGTTGAGAATACGGATCTCTCCGCCTTCTATTGGTAATCGCGATCCTGCGTATCTTGCAAAGATCACCCAATCTCCTTTTTTACACCATGGCCCTGTTGAAAATTTTTCATGATCAAAGTAAGCCAATGGACCCATCTTTAAAACATAACCACAGTTCGTAGCTATTCTTGCTTTGTCTAAAGATTCTTGGGCATAAATAATTCCACCTTTAGTTTTTTCCTTTGGGGTAAAGGGTAAAACTAAAAGTCTATATCCTGATGGATTTGGTAATTCATCAATTACACTTTTAATTGATTCAGGATCTAATCTTTTTGTTGTTTTTGATTTTTCTGGTTCTTGAGCTTTATATTTTTCTTCTAAAGCATTAATGTGCTTTGGGGCCTCTGCCTTTTGGTCTGCCAGAATTGTTGGCTGAGTTGAGGTCGACGACTGTTCCTTTTTCATTTTTTTGCTCCTTCTTATTTAGCAGGTTAGAGATTTCCTGTGAAATATATTGGTAGGCATGTGCCTGCCCTAACATATATTTGTATTTTTCCATATTGTCAACCCCACCACCTACCATGGAGTCACCAATATTTTGATATAATTGTTTTAGTTGTCTCTGTATCTTTATTATTAATTCTAAATCCATTCTAACTCCTTTTTTTAATCAAGCATGCCTTTATAGTAATTTCTATAACTAGCATTAGATAAATTATGTCCAGCATAATCACCTTTTATGCTTGGTCCCATGTATCCACCGTCAGCAGCATGTTTTCTTTTAGCAGCCATCTTCTTAAAGGTTTTAGCTAAAGCTTTTGCTCTTCCTGTACATCCTTTTTTCGTAATAGGTGTACATTTACCTTTAGTGCCTCTTGCCTTAATGGATTTATTAACTTTTTGAATCCAATTTTTTTTAGTCATTACTACCCTTTATCAATATGGGAATAAGCTCTTTTACCCAAAGCTTTTTCCATGCCTTTAGATTCATCTCTTCGAGCTTTGAAAGATTGGGATTTTTTCCCATGTCTTGCACCTAAAGATTCATCAAGTCTATCATCATAGCCTTGACCACCTCTAGATTTCTTAGCTCTTTTAGAAGAACCATAAGGAAAACGCACATTCGATCTTACGCCGTTTTGTCTCATGTTAGTTATCTCCTTTTAATTTTTTAGCAACAACCTTCATACCACCAGTTATATTTTTAACTTTAGTAGTAATCTTTTTTTTCTTATCCTTAGCATAATCTTTCAAAAATTGTAATCCATTATCTTTTTTATTTTTTTCACCTTTTTCTAAAAGAGTTTTCCCTGAAGGACGCTTTAATGTTGGCAAAGCTCCAGACCAAGTTCTATCTTTTACTGATTTATCACCCATTATTTTTTTCCTCCTCTAAATATCTGTGTACCCTTTATACCAAAAACGCTGGCTACTACAAGGATCCAGAGATTTGTAAACCATTTCGGCAAATTCGCGAAATGGTCAAAAAAGATGTTTATTTTCTCCATCGCGCCCGGATCGTTCGACCAAACCCCATATGCGAGCACAATTATCGGGAGCGTTAATATCGCAAGTACGATTTCGTCCTTAAAATCTGAATCTCTCGATTCTAAAAGTTTGCCCTGGTAAGATTCTTCTCCTCGGGCCATTTTTTCTGCGTGCATCAATTGTGCATCAGACATAGCCATCTTTGTTCTTTGACGATTGGCGTATATCTTACTCCCAGCTTGTAAAGCAATTTTTGCTAGACCAAACCAGGCCATATTAGTACCACTTAACTTTAGATTTTTTGTCT